GTGCCACTCTGAGACGAGCACGCTTCGAAGTGTGCCTTGGACATGTGCGAGGGTCGCCCGGACGATGAACGGGCGGCCCTCGTCGGTTGTGGGCGCCCTTCACACGCCACTTGCACGCCTCCTAGCCCTTGTGTCGGTCGCCTGTCGGCACTCGCGCACGAGCCCGAGCGGTGGGAGGCGGTGCTCCGAGCACTCGGGATGATCCCCTCGACACAGGGCGGGCACTCAGGTAGAGTGCCGCTTAGTGGGCTTCTTTCGGCTTTGGAGAGCAATTCTCTTCGCCTCGTCGCGGAGCTTCTTCGGGAACAATCTCCGCATCGCCTCTTCGGTCGTGAGTTCGTCGGCCTTCTTCTTCCGTCTAGGCATGGGCGGCCCCCGATGAACGACATGAACCTGTCGGACCTGATCGACCGTTTCGGCGACGAGGACCGATGCCGTGACTACCTAGAGGAGCTGCGCTGGCCGGAAAGCGTCCGTTGCCCGCGCTGCGACTCCGAGAAGGTGTCGCGGATCGTGAAGCGGAACCAGTTTGACTGCGAGTCATGCCGCTACCAATTCTCCGTCACGGCGGGGACGCTCTTCCACGACTCCCATCTGCCGCTTCGGAAGTGGTTCCTCGCCATCTACCTGCTCGCCGAGTCCAAGAAGGGCATGTCGGCGCGACAGCTCGGCCGGACGCTCAGCGTGACCTACAAGACCGCGTGGTACCTCGCCCACCGCATCCGCGCCGCGATGGGCGACGACGATCAGCCCTTGCTTCGCGGGATCGTGGAAGTGGACGAGACGTTCGTCGGCGGTCGGAGGATAGGTCGAGGACGAGGGCACTACCGCGACGAGGATAACCCGCCGGTCGTCGGAGCCGCTCAGCGTGGCGGAGAGGTCCGCCTGCGCGTCGTTCGGGACCGGACCAAGGGAACGCTCAGAGGGTTTATCCGCGAAGAGGTCGCTGACGAGGCCGAGGCGATCTATACCGACGAGTGGGTTGGCTACCGCGGGATCGGTGACGAGGACACTCGCCACGAGGTCGTCAATCACGCAGTCCACGAGTACGTCCGCGCCGACGTACACACGAACACGATGGAGAACGTCTGGTCGCTCTTCAAGCGCGGGATCGTCGGGAGCTACCACCAGATCAGCGCGAAGCACTTGCCCGCATACCTGGACGAGATGGAGTTCCGCTTCAACAACCGGGAGAACGAATTCCTCTTCCGCGACACGCTGCTCGTGCTGCTCCACGGGGACTTACTGCCCTACCGGACGCTCGTGGACGGGAAGCGCTCTTCGGGATAGCGACTTGTCGCGCTCCCGAAAGAAGCGAGCGCCGCCTACCGCTGAGGAGGTGGAGCGCCGACGAGGCCGACTTTGGCTTTTGGTCGTGTTGGCCCTGCCGATCGTACCCGCCTTCTTGGTGACCTGGTTTATTCCAGGGCTCGACTGCTCCGAGCCGGTCTGTCGAGTTTGGATATTGGGCCTCTGGTCGCTGATCGTGCTTTCCGTCGCCGCGTTTGGCGTCGCTGCGGCGGTAGAGGACAAGAAAGAACCGTGGTTTCGACTCGCGGTTGGGACAGCCCTCCTACTTGAGGCGGGCTGGTATGCACTCTTCGCGCTGGTGCAATGGGGCCTGTAGCGGCTCGGTCTACGCCGCCTTGGGAGGACGCGGGCTAGAAGGCGCGCGGCCACTAGCTAAGAGCAGTTCACAGTGCCGAAGCATCACAACGTGCGGCACCGGCTTCGCCTGCGGTTTCACTGGGCCGAATCACGGGCCTCGCCTGCGACCAAGGAGGGCGGCATCGCCGTCAACCCCTCTAGCGGAGGGCGGGGCCGGACCCGGAGCAACCCGCAAGCCCGACCCCGCCGACGACGTTCACTGCGACGCGGGGAGCAGCGGCCCGCGCCCTCGGGGGTGTTTCCCCCAAGCTTCATTACGTCGCGCTGTGCGCGAGCGCACGCGCTGCGTCGGCGAGCACGACGCGTCCGTCAACCCGCTCGCGCGCGCGGTAGCCGAGCTGCCCGTTATCCGAGTGCAGCTCCTCGAGCCTCTGGACGCTTACCCCGCTGACCCGGCGGATGGTGTAGGCAGTCGTGATGTCGCCGAAGACCAGCGACTTGGCGTTCGCAGCGGGGGCCGCAAGGTTGGCGTCGAGCTCGACGGGCCGGCCGAAGAGCGAAGGCGCGTCGGACTGGAGCGATGGCAGAACCAAGGCACCCGCGGTGTCGGCCAGCGAGGCGAGGCTGGCGAAGTCGTCGGGATTGACGATCCACGTGGCGCGCGCCCGGTACGGGGCAGGCACGGCCTTGTAGACCGCAACCAGGTCGGCGAGCTTGTACGTAGTGGCGCTGCCGGTGGCGGCGCTGATCGCGGTCACGTTCGGAACGATGCCCTGCGGCTGTCCCGAGCCGCTGCCGCTGGCGAAGGCCGTACCCTCGAGCGCCCCGAAGCGCTGGCCGATCTCGTTCGCCAAGTACTCGTCAAAGGGCACACGCGCGTCCTGAGCCAGCTCCTCGCTGACGATGACCTTCGTCGTCATCTTCGGCGCGGTCAGCGAGACCTCGCCGAACACCTCGTCGGAGGGAGTGGTCGCCGCGTTCTCGGCGGTCCACGAGGCCGCACCGTGCGTCGGGCTGGTGGGCAGGTTGAGGGTCGAGCCCGAGGTCGTCGGTACCTCGCGGGCGTGGCGCGCGATCGCAGACTCGGCACGAGCCGCTGAGATGATCTGCGCCTCGACGTCAGTTGGGACAAGAAAGTTGCCCGCTGGGCCGGTAGCGCGCGAGAGCGCTCGGTGCTCGGGCGTGTCGAGCTGTACCCACTTTGGATTGGTGGCGTGTTCCCACCACGCCTCGTCGCTGTGAGGCGGGAGGCTGCCCGATGGAACGTCGGCGCGGAACTCTTCGAGCGAGGAGCGGCGCCGCGGGCCACGAGTCTCACGGGGCAGCGTCGCGTACGCCCGAGTGACAGCAGTACTTCGGCGTTCGGGGCTATAGACGGGAGCCATTAGTTCTCTTCTCCTAGGACGGGCGGCGGTTGGGCCCGGATGTAGTTCTCGAGGTCCGTCTGGGCGACTCTGATTCCGTGGCCGACCTTGTAGGCCGGCAACTCGCCGCTGCGGATCAACCGGTAGATCGTGCTCTTACTGACAGCGAGCCGCTCGGCGGCCTCGCTGCGGGAGAGCAGCGGGCCAGTGTCGGCCCAGTCGTGGTCGGAGGTAATCGTCTTGGTCGTCATCGGTTACCAATCGTGTCGGGAGCCGTGGTCGTGTTAACGGGTCTATGGCGCATCCGCCACAGCTCGACGCGGATCACTTCGGGCGAGGTGTTGAACTCGCGGGCGACCTGCGTCGAGGTCGCACCCTCGGCCATGCGCGCGGCGATGCGCTGACGGCGCGCGGCGGTTGCCGAGTGGATGCAGGCTCGGCAGACGCCGTTGCTCTTGCGCCCGCGGCCCATCGGGCCGCCGCACCGCTCGCACCGCGGAACAGACCGGAAGCGCACGAGTCAGTCGGCCGTGAGCCAGTCGGGGAACAACTCGTCGTCCTCGACCGGGCGCTGCACGCGATCGAGACAGACCTCCCCGAGCAGCTTCGCCAGGGCGAGACGCCCCTGACGCAATTCCGTGGCGGCCGCGTTGAGCCGCCACTGCCCAGATGCGCCGCGAACGGTCAGGCCGTCGGCGTTGAGCTGCTCCTCGAGCGCGGCGTTTGTATCCGCCTGCCCGCAGGCGTTGCCGAGGAGCGAGCGCTCGCGGGCGTCGAGCGCGAGGTCGTCGGGCGCGTCGGCGAGGACGTCCCGCCACAGCTTCTTTCCGGCCTCATCGAGGTCGGGCGGGGGTTCTGGGGCGTTCTTCACGGCTTCTCCTTCGGTTCGGGGGTTTTTCTCGCGCGCGAGCCGTTTTTGCGCAGCGCCTTATGCGGGTGCCGAGGCACGCGACACTCAAAAAGACGGCCCTGCGGCAGCGACCCGATCCGCAGCGCTGGCCGGGCGGCGGTGTGGGCCAGGTGATGGCGCTGCCGCTCACGACGAGCCGCCTGTCCGCGCGAGCTGCGCCCTGACCGTGGACTTCCGAAGCACAGTTGCTCGATCGCGGGTGCGTACGCCAGCGTGCTCAGGCTCGTCAGGGTCGAGCCAGTAAATGAGGATCCGCCCCTCGTGCCCGACGAGGGACAACACGGGGCACGCGCCGCAGTCTCCGCACCGGCAGCGGATGCGAAGGCCGGCGCCAGCGAGGACCTCGGCGCGGTCGCGGTGAAGCTGATCGCCACTACACGCCGGGCACGCCAGAGCGAACGGATGCTTGGCGGTGGGGGTCACGGCGATGGTCACGCGGCCGGCGCCTCGTCGAGGGTCGCGGCGTGGGCTTCCCACTCTTCGACCGCTCTGACGACGACCACGTTCTGTACGCGCTCGGCGAGGCGCGCGAGCAGCTCGCTTGTGGCCGGGTCGCCTATGTGGTTCTCGGCGACGTCGAAGACGAGGTTTGCCGCTTCGACACTCGCCTCGGTTATCGCGCGGCCGAATCCGTCGTCGCTTTCGGCGACCAGGAAAGAGGTCACTGCGGTCTCCTTTGAGTCGGCGGGGTCGGAGCGCGCGGTCATCGCCCCTCCAATGCGGTGGCGGCGTTCCGCTCAAGCCAGCACTCGAGCTCGCGGACCGGGTAGACCGTGACCCGGCCTCGACGCACAGCGCGCAGCTCGTGGCGGACATGGGTATCGAAGTGGTCGACGCTGACGCCGATCGCGGCTGCTGCCTCGTCGCGGCGAAGGGCGAGGCGCGGGACGCTGGCGGTGATAGTCGGGGTGCTCACAACCACCTCCAGCAACCAGGCAGGAGAAGGGGCACGGTTAGCCCCTCTTCTGTGCCAACGCAACCGTGCCCCTCCCAGGGTGTGCCTACGGCACACCCCCTGGGCACGGTGGCTTCGGACCGTGCCCGGGGCACACAAGGGGCATAGAAGGGCACGGGGGCACGGTCACGCCTCTTCGTCGTCCCGATAGGGGTGGATCGAGTAGTGGCGATGGGCCTGTCCGTCGCGTCGCGCCTCGACGTAGCCCTCGGCCACAAGGAGCTCGAGCGCCAGATCCTTGTAGTCCTGCTTGCCGCCGACGGCTGAGCGGATGCCGTTCTTCGTGAGGCCGGGCGCGTCCTCGATCGCACGCGACACCTGCTTCATCAGACCCGTAGGCCGGAAGGTCGAAGCCGACTCCGTACTCGGCGGCTCGAGCGCGATCTCGACCCGCTCGTTGGGGTGCGAGGTGAGCCGGAGCTCGGCGATCCGCTTCGACTCATCGGCGTGCGGTCGGACGTGGCCGTAGCGGTCCTTCGAGAGCATGATCCTGACCCGGCCCTCGAGGCCCCGGCCGAACGGCTCGATGACGTCGAAGCCGTAGTGGGCGTCGATGCCGGCCTGCTTGTGCTGAGCTCCGAGGGCGTACCGGCCGCGCGTCTCCCTGTCCCGGCCCACGTGGTCGATCTGGATGACGGCGATGCCGGCGGCGGTGAGCTTGCGCGGCAGCAGCGCGAGCCACTTCGCCACGTCCGAGTTGTCCTTCAACTCCAGCCCGTGCAGGACGAGCGCCTCGGTAACCCCGTCGAGGATCGCGAGCGTCGGCTCCGCGGTGAGCGCGCGCTGGAGGTCCGACCATCCGGCGTCCTC